ATTCCCCAGACTCTTGAAAACTTCATCGCCATCAACTCCTCTTCGTGAGAGTGTTGAACAGGCCTCCCTCAGTGCGGAGATTACTCCCCCTCCCGTCCAGGGCTCCGAACTCCATGGTTTACGTTGTGTCAAAGCGGGGATAACTCGGACGGGGTAGCCAAGGCACCGATCACAAATCCAAGTCCTAAGGAATTCGCTATTTTGACGTAAAACTGAAAACTTGCCTTCACCTCCGATCACTCCCAGACGTCGGTATCCCTCGGCAAAGAGTCGGAGCTTCTGAACAGAATCAGAAAAGATCGCACTGTCGTCACCCCTGATGAAGGCGGGCATATCACTCGTGGGTATTCCGACTAACTCCAGTAATTTCTTGACACCACAAGTCATTGTCAAATTCCAAGCGTCCCCCACCACCGAAGTGATCCTCAATCCGGACATTAAACCCCCAGTCACTTCTGCGACTCCACCCACACCAGTTGTTGGGTCTCGATACTTGAGGATTGCGAGTGCAAAACCCATTAACGTCCGTCTCGCGATACTCTTAAACTCATCTTGACCTCTGGGGGGGACATTTGCCATAGCCTTCGAAATAAACCACTGATAAATCGTTTCAATTTCTTCAGTTGTGGGCTGATGGTCAAACATCCTGTAGTCAAATGGAAGAGAGGCCCCCTCCCGACACAGCTCCAACATCGTATTGAGTCGCCGACACAAATCACCTACCGATTCCTGACCAGTTGAACCCTGCCACTGGAGATAACACTTCCCTGTTAAATATATTATCCAGGACATCATTAAATACGTGGCTATGTCGCCTGCAACCGCCAAACGCACCTTACCCAATTCAGATTTGACCAGAGTCGAATTTTCCTGCCCAATCCAGTTCCTGCATAGCTCGACCAACTCCTCAGGTTCATAAAGGTCCGGGAGGACGTTCTTCCTGGCTTTAAACCTATACACCTTCCCATCGAATGTCACCGTCATCTTCCCAATAGACGATGAGCCAGAGGTCAGCCAAGTGCCCTGGCGGACATAGTCGCTGAAAGATATATACTCCACTTCAACGTCGGGGCACCTAAGAGCTTCTTCCACCAGATCTTTGAACTGGTATCCCGGGGGAAGAGTGTGATCTAAACCTCCACTAGCCAGTGATTTAGCTTCAGAAACGTAG